CAATATTTACCCATTAAATATATTTGTACATATGATAGGATTAATCGGTTGGTTAGTTGTATCATTAATGTGGAATGATAGAGCATTGATTGTAATAAATGCAGTTGGTGTTGCAATTATGGCTAATGGATTAGTTGGTTATTTTGTAGAGAGTGGAATATGGCAGTAAGAAAAAAAAGACAGATGACGCAAGAACAGAAAGATGCAGCTATAGAAAGATTGCGTATCGCAAGAGAAAAGAAAGGGCCTGCACAATATAAGAATGTTGCAAAGTCTGTTATTGATTTACCAGATGACCATTACTTATCTTATAAGAGTGTGAAGAAATGGATAAAGACACAACAAGAGATTGCAAGAGCAGAACGTAGAAACATGGTAAAGAATGTAAAGGGTGCAAGTGTAAAGTATTATGCAGCTCAAGGTTATGTTAGACAAATGCAACATTATATACAACATGGAGATTGGCCTAATGATTTCTATGGTGAGTATGAAGAAAAGAGGATTATATGGAAGACGATAGCTCCAAACGAGGAGTGGTAATCAAAGGGCCTTGGAAGGGTAATAAAGTTGAAGAAAAACAACTGCAAGGTGAAGAACTTGATATAAGAGAAGACTTTAAAATGATTGCAGAGATGCATAAACTTCTATTACATCAATTAATTTTTACTTTGAAAGAAACTGGATATGATATTGAAACTGATGAGTTTATAAAAGAAAGTGGATTTATGGGTGAAGTAATTAGAGCAACATTGATGCGTGATATGGGCTATGATAATCCTATGAGTAAATTTATAGACGCAATTGTGGGTCTTGATATAAGAGATAATGATAGATATGCAAACTTTGACAGTAATAAATTAATCAAATTATTGGATAAAAAAGATGAAAAAGAATAATGTAATAACATTTCCTAAAACTAATATCAGAGAAGTAAAAATAAAAGATATTGCTAAAGAATTAGAAACACAGATGATAAAAATAAAAGAACAAAGAGAATTAATAGATAACGAAAAAAAGTATATTATGGAAAGTATTTTTAATGATGAATAATAATGTAAAATGGTGGGAGAAATTTAGTCCTACAATTATGGAGGCTGAAGTACCACAGAAGTTTATTGATATTATAAACAACACTGGTGATGAAGTTTTAAAAGATGATGGTCTATCAAAGAAGTTTGATTTCTCTGATAATCTAGTTGGTAAAGTAAGTAAAGAGGTTACAATACCTGTTCCAGATAATGATAAGGATTATTGTTTATCAATATTAAGACAGGCCTGTGTACGATATCTAAGGGCAATGATTCAAACAGGTCGTGCATACGAGTGGACAAAAAATGGTGGTAATCAAAGTCCATCTGAAGAAAACATTATATTATCACAGAGTTGGATAGTATCACAATATAAACATGAATACAATCCAATACACACACATAGTGGACATTTCTCTGGTGTGATATATCTAAAACTACCAGATGGTATGGAAAACCATTTTAATGAAGAAACCAAAGACCATTACCCAGCCAGTGGATTGATAGAGTTTTCACATGGTGAGAAACAAGATTTTAAAAGTGACACATTGATGTTTAAACCAGCAGTAGGACAAATGTTAGTATTCCCTAATTGGTTAAAACATTCTGTTTACCCATTCTATTGTGAGGGTGAAAGAAGGTCAATGAGTTTTAATGCGTATTGGAAACATAATGATAATAATTGACATGAACCAAATAACCTTAGCTAGTGTGATGATGAATTTTCACATGACTAAGTCAGAAGAACTTGAAGAAGATATGGTAAGACATATGATACTTAATTCTATAAGAATGTATCGAACCATGTTCAAAGAAGAATATGGTGAAGTAGTTTTAACATATGACTCAAGACACTATTGGAGAAGAGAAATCTTTCCACAATATAAACAGAATCGTAAGAAAAGTAGAGAGAATGATACCAAAGATTGGGATAAGATATTTGGATTACTTAATGCTATCAAATCAGAGTTTAAAGAAATACTACCATACAAATATGTAGAAGTATATGGTGCAGAAGCTGATGATGTCATAGGTACATTATGTAAAGAGTATCAAGACCAAAAGGTTATGATTATATCTGGTGATAAAGACTTTATACAATTACAAAAATACAAGAATGTAAAACAGTATAGTCCTATAATAAAGAAGATGGTAAATGGACATAATCCAGATACCTATATAAAAGAACATATATTAAAAGGTGATTCATCTGATGGAGTACCTAATGTCTTATCGCCAGACCATACATTTGTAGAAGGTCTACGACAAAGACCATTAAGTAAAAAGAAAATTGAAGCATGGTTAAATAGTGAAACTGGAATGAGTGAAGAAGTGAAAAGAAATTATCAAAGAAATCATAAGTTGATTAATTTAGATAATACACCAGACGACTTACAAAAGTCAATCCTAGATACATTCAATGAAGCTCCATCAGGAGATAGAAGTAAGATATTAACTTACTTCATAGAAAACAAATTAAAAGAACTAACAGATTCAATAGGAGATTTTTAATGGCTGGTTCAACACTATTATACTCAGAGATACTTGACAAGGTTCATAAGGCAAAGACCAAAGAACAGAAAGTATTAATACTGAAACAAAACAATACAGAAGGTTTGCGTATGGTACTCAAATCCTCATTTGACCCAAAGATAGAATGGTCAATACCAGAGGGTGAAGTTCCATATAGAGCAAATGACGCACCTGCTGGAACAGAACATACTGTTCTTGCAATGGAATGTAAAAAGTTGTGGCACTTTATTAAAGGTGCAGACGCACAAACACCTCAACATAAGAAAGAACAAATGTTTATACAGATGTTAGAGGGATTACATGACAGTGAAGCAAAGTTGCTAATTGCAGCTAAAGATAAAAAGGTTCACCAAATGTATAAAGGTTTATCTACTAATGTAGTCAAAGAAGCATTTGATTGGAATGATGATTACAAAGCAGATGACCAAAACGTATACCATCAAAACTCACGAAGTGCAAGTGGGGTTGCTGGTTAATTAAGTGCCGATGTAGCTCAGTTGGTAGAGCAGTTGATTTGTAATCATCAGGTCGCAAGTTCGAACCCTGCCATCGGCACCATATGGGGCTATAGCTCAGTTGGGAGAGCGCCTGCTTTGCAAGCAGGAGGTCGTGGGTTCAATCCCCTCTGGCTCCACCATTATATTATAGGAATAGATTATGAAGTATATTTTAACAATTTTCACACTACTATTAACATTTAATTTATCATCTGGAGATATCATAGATTCAGCTGGTTACAGATTATATCACGACATGGATAACGAACATGGTGGTGCAAAACTAAGACTGTATGTCGGTAAAGAAACAATACATTTTGGAAAGTTTAAATTTGCATACGAGAGAAAAAGAACTGGTTCTGGTATGGAATCTGGTACAATGTTTATAGACCAATCATTTAAATTCTAATATGTGGTGGATTAGACTGTTATGCTTTCCATTTGTGTTTTGGTTTACATATGTGGTAACCATGACAGTCTGGAACACTATTAGCCCAGGCACACCTCTTAAAATTTATGATAAACATATAAGACCACTTTACTACACACCCCCAGAAATAACATACGAAGAAGAAGATGAGGACGATTGGGAAGATGATTAATCCTATATTTACTATTGACAAAACCAATACAAGTATGGTATATATAATAGATAACTTGTTGAAGTGGAACAAGAGTATACAGGACTGGGGTGCGATACCCCACGCCTCCACCAACCTAGATAGTTCCGAATTAGGGGGCGAAATAGGTTCGACTGGTGCTGGAGTAAAATGGAGAGTTATGGGTTGACAGCCTTATAAGTCAAAAAAGTAAATGCAAACGATAATTTTGCATCTCAAGGTTATGCACTAGCTGCTTAATCGGATAGGGTTTTGGGTGAGTTCCTAGTAACAGAATACTCACCAACTTTAACCTTTAAGGAGAAAAAGTATGTGGAAGACACCTACAATAACAGAAGTAGCAGTTGGTTTAGAAATCAATTGTTATGCTTGTGCTGAAATATAAAGTACAATAATATTGTGGGGGCCTAAAAATCCCCACACACATAATGGAGTTATAATGAATTTACCAACACCTAAAATAGATTTAGGAACACCCAAAGTGTTCTCACTAGAAATAGAACGAATTGCAAAAGAAAAACAAATAACACACATGGACGCAGTATTATTATATTGCAAAGACAATCAAATAGAACCAGAAAAAGTATCAAGTCTAATCACCAAAGGTCTAAAAGAGAAGATTGAAGCAAACGCAAGAGATTTAAACTTCCTACCTAAAGTTGCGAGTTTACCGATATGAGATATGAATTAAAAGTAAAAGCTGGAGTATACAAAAGAGATACTCTAATAGGTTTAGTTTGGCACGTTATTACTCACCGATTAGGTCATTTAATTAAAGACGGAAAATACATGGACTAATGCAACCTGTTGATGTTTATATTATGTACTGTGCGTTGAAAGCACACTTTGGAAAGGGTGATTATGACTTTATCAAATATGGTGGTAAATCGTCTGCAACAAGAGATTCGTTCTGGAAGAGAACAGATAGAATATTCTTTGTTAAGATTTCAAGAAAATATAAAAGAAAAGAAGTTATACTAGATTACCTAGTTTCTAATTTTGTACACAATACAAAAGGGTGGTTAGGTGATTTTAATGATGACAATTATGTTGAATGGAAAAAGAGAACGCAGAGTATGACTTATAATTTTAAAGAAGAGTTATATAAAATAGATAATCCAAACATTTTAGGCTTTGGACTGGGACAACACCCAGTTTTACTCAAAGAGTATTTGGGTAAAAGAATGTCTATAGAAACTTTGATTATACTAGATGACATAAGTAATTTTACAGAGAGATGGAGTAAAAAATTAAAGAATGATGTAATATGGCCTAATGTAAAAAAACTTATGTTTGATTATAAAAAGTTCTTGACATACGACAAGAAGAAGTGTAAAGTAATACTTAATAGTTTTATTAACCAATTTTATTCGTGAGGAAAATATGAAGAATAATAGAAGTGAAACATTCTTTGAATATAAATGTTCAAAGCAAAAAGACCGAATCAAACAACTCGAAAGAGAGTGTGCTGATTTACAAGTGAAGAATCAAGAACTCGCAGAGAGATGTAAGAAACTTGCATCAAGAGTTCCAGAGTGGCCTAAAGGTTTTAAACCTAGAAGGAAAACACCATTTAGAAGAGCTGGTGAAACTTCTTAGAGGTCTTTTTTGTGGGTACATATGTGCCCACAAGACTTTATAGTTTGGATATACAATGAATATAAATTACAAAGATACACCCTTTCCTTATTTTTATGGTTCTCTTGATAAAGAGATGTATGAGTATGCAAATAAATTATGGGAAACAGATGAGAAAAAAAAGTATTACAATATATCTAAGAATCGTTCTAACATAGACATAACAGATAAGAAACTTATTAATTATCTTACAAAGGTAGGGGGTGAAGTAAAAGCTCTATCAGATAATCTTAGTATCTTTGAAAAGTTTTATCCTAAACTAAAAAAGAAAATACATTGTAACAATTTAAACTTTACTTATTCACAAAATCCAGATACAGACCAAGGCTTTCCATTGAGAGATTGGCACTTGGATTTGGGTAATAAGGTTATAACTGGACTATGGTATTTCAAACACCCAAAAGAACAAGATGATGGTGGACATTTGATATTGGGTAATCCACATACTGGTGAAGAAGAAACATTTCACTATGGTACAAACAAAGTAATCCTCTTTCCAAATACACCGATTAGTTGGCATAGAATCACTGCAAGACAACCATCTATATATCCTAGAAGATTTATTTGTTTAGAGATTAAATCAACTAAAGTAAAACTACACAGTTATCAAGCTATAAAAGGTAAAGATACAATGAAAACATTTGATGTGAAAAATTATTATGAGTAAAAATGCAATCGTATATGGTAATGGTGAATCTAGAAAAGAGTGGGATTTATCTAAAAAATTTAATGACACTACAACTTGGGGTTGTAATCGTATATTCAGTGAAGGTGTACAATTAGACAATCTAGTTTGTGTGGATTATATAAGACAACACGAAGTATATAAATCTGGATACGCATTTAAAAACAAGTGTTGGTTTCTAGACTGGCATATACAAGAGAACATAGACTTACTAGAGAGTTCAACAAACAGCTCAGAACTAATTGATTTATTAAAACAAGGTGTACCAGAAGAATACATCTTTGAGAATGAAAGAAATGGAAGTGACAGAGTTGTAATCAAAGGTAAACTACCTAAACTTAAATGGACAGACCCAGATTTAGAAAAGTATAAGGATAGTTCAAAGATTATGAGAGATGCTGGTCTTTATATTACTTGGTTACAAGATGATATGGTAAATGATATAACAAGTTTCAGAGGTCGTAATGCTGGTGGTACTGCAATGTGGATAGCCTGTGAACAAGGTGCAGAGAATGTATATATGATGGGATTTGACTTATCCATTCCAGACAAACCACTAAGTCATTTATATCCAGAATTTGCAGACAATCCTCATGGATTTGATTGTATTAATTGGCAAACACAAAACAAGAAAGTATTTAAAAAGTTCCCAAAGGTAAATTTTTATTGGGTAACAAAGACTGTAGAAGAACAGCTACTTGTTGACCAATTTGATGTGTGTAAGAATGTAACTTTTTTAACTTATAAGGATTTAGATATATGGAAGTAATTATTTTTGGTAATGGTGAATCGAGAAATCAATTCGAAGCACTACAATTTATGGGTAACTTTACGACTTGGGGTTGTAACGCAATCTATCGTGATGTGAAAGTAGATAATTTAGTAGCAATAGATTATGGAATGCAACAAGAAATAGAATGTTCTGGTTATGCAAAAAATAATGTATGTCACTTTACAGATTGGAGTGTATTACCAAATGTAGATGAGATGTTGTTGAAAACAATGAAGATGAACTTTGAACCACACATGATACATGAAACATTAAGAACAGATAGAACAGATTGTGTGATACAAGGTAAAGACCCACAGACAGCTGAAAGTAATATTAAAGAAGCACTTGACAAGAACCCAGATTTAGATTACAATGACCTCAGACTTAAAGTAGAAAAAGATGTAGGTTTATACATTACTTGGGTTACAGAGAACAATAAGATAAAGAACATAGAGTACCCTCGTGATTGGTGTGCTGGTGCAACAGCAATGCACCTTGCGTGTCAAGAGGGTGCTACAAAAGTTTATATGTTAGGATTTGATTTATCCAGTTATGACAGTCCACTAAATAACATATATAAGGGAAGTAAGAATTATCTTCCTGAATATGCGAAAGGGTTCAATCCAGTAAACTGGAATTTGCAGCTAGGAACTGTCTTCGGAGAGTTCAAAGATGTAGAATTTATCTGGGTGAGTCCTGTCCACACTATTTTAGATAAGGTGAGGACAAAATTTAAGAATGTAGATTTTTTAACATACGAAGAAATATACAAAACCATACGATAACATAAGGAGAATATAATGTCGTTAGATAAATTAAAGTCGACTAATAATCTTGACCAACTACTCAGTGCAGTCAAGAAAGACGAAAAAGACCCAACCGAAAAAAAGTCCTATGTAGATGAAAGACTATGGAAACCTGAACTAGATGTATCTGGTAATGGTTACGCAGTCCTTAGATTTCTACCAGCAATCGAAGGTGAAGACTTGCCTTGGACTAAATTATGGAGTCACGCATTTCAAGGGCCTACTGGTCAATGGTTTATTGAGAACTCATTAACAACCTTGAACCAAAAAGACCCTGTGTCAGAGTACAACAGTTCTTTGTGGAACTCTGGTGTGGAAAGTGACAAGGAGATTGCAAGGAAACAAAAGAGAAAGTTACAGTATTACTCAAACATCTATGTTGTGAGTGACTCTAAGAACCCACATAATGAGGGTAAAGTTTTCTTGTTTAGATATGGTAAGAAGATATTTGACAAACTTATGGCTGCAATGCAACCTGAGTTCGAAGATGAATCACCTATCAATCCTTTTGATTTTTGGAAG